CGCATCATAAGGTGGGGATGTTAATACTAAATCTAGGAAGTTATCTTCCATTCTACCCATAGTATCCAAACAATCTTCATTATAGATTTGATTAATCATCTACTTGCATTCCTTTTATGATACGAACTTCTTGAGTCGTGTTTATTAAATGATTTCTTTGCTACACCTTTCTTCCTTTTACCAAAGGATATCTTTCGAGAAGTGTTGCTTTTTGTTCCCTTCGACATTTGCTTTTCGTTTTTCTCTTAACATTTTTATGTTGTGCTTGATAAACTCAAATGACTTATTATCTCTAAAATTCTCAAGATAGATTCTATCTATAATCTTGTTAACTTCTTTTTCTATCTCCAAGAAGTTTGCTGTCTTTTCTAAAAACAATGTATAGTCAAATTGAGTGAAAGCTTTACCAGTCTCATCGTAAGTTTCGTGTATTGTTGGGTTGGATAAGAATGTCTTTTTGAATAACTCTTTATCACTATGTTTGTTAATTGTCTGTCTCACGTTATAGTGTAAATGTTTAAGATGTCTCATCTTATTCTCTTCTTCTAAACACTTTGCAGTTGTCTTGATTGTAAAGAATATTGATTTGAAATTAAATCTATCTACAACTCCACCTTCACAATATACATTGTCGTAATCCTTAAACTTAAATGGTCTTCCTGGTCTCATATTATTTTATTTGTTTCTTTAACGCATTGAATTTTGACTCTAATCTTTTCTGACATATCTGATCACAATAGTTGATAACTTTTTCACCAAGATATCTCTCTATAAATGGTATCAATACATTCCTTGCACCAGGACTTGTATTGATAGCGTGTAATAAGTTATGAACCTCTTGAATTTGATCTATTGTTAAACTGGTATCTTGTTGTACCTGTAATACCGGTTCTTCTACCGGTGTTTGTTCTTTCTTATTTGTTGTTTTTGCTTTGTCTTTACAATTGCATCCCATTGTAATTTATTTTAATATGTTTATAGTTCGTTTTGATCATCTCTTAGTTTCCTAAGTTTTTCTCTAACTCTTTTAATATCCCTTGATACAGTATTGAGTGGGATAGTAGTTCTTATACTCAATTTTGTTAATGAACAACCCTCCTCAATGTATAGTTGAAATAAACGAGAATAATACCATTCTTTCTCAGCAATTGCCTTTAGTTGATACTTGACCCATTCCATATCAATATCCTCGAAATTTGGGGGGTTTCTGTCAATCTGGTGGGATTCGTTAACATCTGTTATATCAAGGAACTTGTGTTTTCTGTATTTGGTATGGTAGGGTGATTTAACGGAATTAAAATTATTGGTTACAATTCTTGTAAAAAAGTAAACTCTTTCTTCATCATTTTCAATACCCTTAAACTTTTGGTTGAATAACACTTGTTCAAAACAAAAGTGCAATAGTTCATCTACATCATCGAGTTTTGAGACTTTTTTACATATTGTTTTCAATCTATCGTAATTCAGATTGAACCAATCATTCACATCCATTTTTTTTGCTACAATTATCATTCAAGGTTTTTTTCAATTTCTCGGAGACACCTGTTCATAATATCTGCAACAACATAATCTTCTTTCTCCTCAGCTTCGTTGATTACAATCATCAAGTTGAAAATCAATCTATCTGCATAATCACCACCCATTCTGAATATGGGTAAGAAGTAAGCATTGATTGTATTTGTTAACTCTTGCTTCTCTTCTTCAGTCCAACCGAAATAATCTGTTGTATCCAAATCATCACTCTCTATCTTCAGCAAAATCTTATGTAACATAGGTTCCATATCAAATCGAAAAAAAGGAATGAGTGGTTTATTCTGTCCTCATTCCTTATGATAAATATAGGGAAAACGAAAAAAGTCTATCTCCTCTTCCTAATAACTAATAACAAACCAAAATATGTAAATAGAATTAAATAGCCAATCATACAAATCCTTGTTGTTCTTTATCTTCTTCAATTATCTTCTTTCTATCTATAATCTTCTTTATTTCTTTTTTTACATTGGAGAGCCATATTTCGTGTTGAACTATTCTATCTTCAATTCTCATTTTGCTTTGCTCACCAGCATTCCAATCATTTAATTCTTCTTTCATCCCACAGTACTTTTTTAATTGCATTTTCCCTTGAGATACCTTCTCTCATTATTTCTTTTACTTTGAATAACTGTTGTTGAGTTAATTTCTCTGGTAATCTCGTTGAAGTAGAATTATTTCTATTCAACATTAATTCTCTTACTCTCTCGTTTCTTAATCTTTCTGAAGCTGATAATACTTGTTTCATTGATATTATTTTTAATTGTTAAACTAATTTTTAATACCCCCCATCAAATTTTTTTATCCTTACTAGAATATATTACTAATATTAATCTTATATAGTAATATGTTATAGTAAGTGTGAAGTTTTTTAATACCCCCCCTTAAAAAACTTAATGGGGGTATAACTATTCCTTATCAAGGAAATTATCTAGATTTATTAAATCAATATTGTATCTATTTCTAGTCTGGTTGTCTTTTAATTTCTCTTCAACGACAAACATTAATCCTAGTTCCATTAATTGTTTTTCAACTCTTCTTTGAGTATAAGGACTTATACCAACTTTATTTTGAATATCTGATCTATATAGAAATAAACCATCCTCTTCAACAGATTTAATCTGTCCAGATTTTTCTAAAAAATCTGCTCTATCTAATACAAAAGTTAGAAAGCAAGAAGCATCTGGTCCTAATTTTTGCAACATTGTTGTATTCAACATAACATACTTGTCTCTTCCAAGTATCTTTTGAATAAGTGAGCTTTTATTAACCATTTTGTTTTGTTTAAGTGCATCTAATAATGTTTTTTCCATATTATAAAAAGTAAAACCCCTGTATTTCTTCGTTGCATCTCACCTCAACGAGTACTTTACAAGGGTTTTAATAATTTCTTTAATGTCCGTAATGTGAGATGGGACTTTTATAAATATAGCCAAAAACAAAAAAGGAATCAATAGGTCATACTTTTATTTATTCCAACTATATTTACTGGTATGAAGATGTGTTATAAATGCAGAAAGACAAAAGAATTCAATGAATTCCATAAGAACAAAACAATGAAAGATGGACATGCTTTTGTTTGTAGAGAATGTGTGTCAGTATATTACCAAAAGAAGAAAGAAGAATATAGAAAAGAAAGGGGATCTAACTTTGGAAAGAAAGGAACAGATGGACCTGCAATGAGTTTAACAACCAAATCTGACTGGTGTGGGTTCTATGACGTAATGAAGAAACTAGGTTATGATATCAATGGAGATATCCACGCTCAATTTGCAAAAAAATATGGTCTACCCTATAAAGAGAGACCATATCGAAATACAATCAGATTCAAACCTGAAGATTGTCAGTAAGATCTTATGTGGAATAACTTATGACCAACCAATATCTGTCGTTTGACTTGTTCCTCGTTAACAGAATGAACGATCTCCTTAACAGATGGGTTCAGATATAGAAAAAGATCAACGTTCAATGGCGGGGTTCTAATGACCTCTGGTGACATATAGAACAACTTGATAAAGTCCACATTATTCTTAACCATATCCGCATATAACAATGGTTCCCAAACAACATACTCCTCAGTCCCATCAAGGAACTCTAGTATAACAACAACCTTATAATCAAATTGATTCTGCATATCTCCTCCAACTTTGTCTTTTCATTACTGTTCCAAGATAATTGAGGGGTACACCATATTTCTTCATAATAGTCCAAGTGGTCTCAGATCCGTCTGAAATTGATCTATGGATATATCCTTTGTCTTCATTGGATAGATTGAATTTATTTCTTTTTGAAAAATCCCTTCTATAACTTGCATTATCTTTCATTGATACACAAGTAAGGTTTTCAATTCTATCATCACCAGCATCGTTATTAATGTGATGTATTGTTCTTGAACAATATTGTTTATTGAAAGACATCCAAACATATCTTGCAACTCTTTTAAGGTATGCTTTCTTGTTATACCAAAGATGAACCATTCTATATTCCTTTCCATCTTGTCTAACCTTTAATAACCTACCAGTTCTTGAATTTCTTACATTACCAAGATTTGAGATTTCGTAGGTTGGGAAATCCCACATCTCAGTCCAAATTTCATTTGAGTGCATCTTTCAATTTTTTTACAACACGTTTGAGCTCTCTAACTTGCTCAAGTTTATGAGAATACTCCATACTCTCCTTTAGATCATTAGATTCTGGTCTCATTTGTTTTAAGACATCTTCAATAATTTTGATATCATTTTCAATGAGATCAATTACTGGTTGAAAATTTGCTTCCATTTCTTTTTGTTTTTTTTGTTTATTCTCTACCCATAGGTAAAATTCTTCATCTGATAAGTAATCGAACTGGTCAGAGTCCAAATACTCAGTGTAATACTCTTTTAATAGTCCCATTTTAATTTTTTTTTTAGTAAGTGTTATTGAGAACCTCAATCTCCAAATAAGTTAATCCATCACAATACTTTCCGATTGTGTTGTCGTTTTCATACTGAAGAATTATCTCCAACATTTCATCTTTTGATTGTGGAATGATTGACTGAATATCCCATCCTGTCAATTCGTTTGTGTTACCTGAAATTAATAAATTATTCATATCCTTGTTTTTTATAAATATACACGAGCACCACAAATAAATCAAGCACAACAAAATATTTTACAAAAAAAAACAGGTCAGAGAATTCTGACCTGCGGATATGAATAAGATAGGGACAAAAAAAAATGATAATGGGAAAAGAATAAATCTACCCTATCTGTTATGAAATATAATTATACCTAATTTTTACCAAAAGGTAAAGAAAAATTAAATTGCATCATCAACCAAGAATACAATATCTTGTGCATTAGATGGTATAATTGGTAATTGAATAGTTGCTATACCTGAACTATATTCTTTTTCAGAATATGTTGCATCATCTACTAAGACTTCTATTTTAGGAGATCCTTGTTGAATGAATAATAGTAAACTTGAATATGGACTTCCTTTAAGGTTATTTAATTCAGTTAATTGTGAACCATCAACTTGTTCACCAGGTAAACAAGGGAACTGACCACTACTAATTTCCAATGACCCATAGGTTGAAGATTCTGTTCCGATACCACTTATAACTACATTAGTTGAATTATTGATTATTGACCAAGACATAATAAATTATTTTATAAATATTGTTTAATTTTTTCGATATGACCATCCATATAAGATACATCGTGGATCATATCAGTTTCCTCATCAATCTCTTCTATAATATCATAGAAATCATTAACAAGGATTTGTGCAAGTTGAACGTCTTCTTGTGTTGCCTTTTCTTTTTCAATCACATCAGACTCCAACTTAAATATATTATCAGCAACTTGTGCTGCAGATCTAATCATACCAGCTGTCTCCTCATCTTGAACCATCTCCAATAAATGTTTGAAGGTTGCTTGAGCACCAGGACACATATCAAAATGTTTCGTTGGATATCCCAAAATATTCATCTCAGCAAATTCAACAGGTTCTACCAATAGATCATCAGATAAATTGATTGATTGACCAGCACCTAATGCAGGGGAACCAATCTTAGTAGCACATCTTGCATAAGACTCTTTATAATCAAATCCTTTACTCTTCATCTTAGCAATACACAATCCCAATGCAGAATCCTCAGGAACCTCAGCAAAATCCATCTTATTCCAATACTTGTAATACTCATTGAATGAGTTAAGACAGAATCCCATTCTCTCTTTCATCAAGGGGAATTGAGATTTCATCTTTGAGTTATTGGAACATCTTGACAAATACATACCCCTATTCTCAGACTTACGAGGTTGTAAAACAAATATCTTTTCTTTCTTACTCATTTCTTCTTTCATTTGATATTGAGAAATACAAATTGCATATCTCTGAGATTGATCTGGATACTCATCCTTCAACTTACTCATACATCTCCCAATGTAATCCTGTTCTAATTCTCCTGACTCTGGTTTAGGGATGGGCATTGACTATTTCTTTGAACTGATGGACCATATAGCCCCGATTATGGTTACCAAACCACCAATTGCTTCTTGAACCAAAGCTTCATCAATAAAACCTTTAGCAACAACAAAACCACCAGCAAAGGTGAGTATATGTCTTACGATTCCAAGTACTTGTTCTTTTTTCATAGTGAACTTTTTAATCTTTTATTTTCTTCGTGTAATTCGTCTATTTTTTGTTCCAATTGTTGTATCTTCTTATTCAAACCTTCAATTTCAATCTTCAATTGGTCAATTATTTGGCTATAAATTAAAACAGAGTTCTCAAGGTTTTTAAGAACAATGTTATCTGTTTCCACGTCTCTTTTTCTTCTACCTACAAACCAACCAGCAACTGCTGTAACCATACTTGAAAATACCAATAAGATATCGTTACCCATCTCCAATATTTTGTTTTTATAATCCACAACACGCGTATGTAGGATCACTATAAAAAGTCAATCCATACGCTTTCATCATATAGTCTGCGTTATCCTCCCAATTTCCATTAGTAAGATGTACTCCACTAAAATATTGTTTTCCTAAATGAGGGAATAAACCTTCATTTGAAGTATAGTTATAACACAATGGATACAGATTAGAATTGAATATGATCTCTTGTATCATTCTTTGTTCAAAGAACTGAGACCTATCATCTGCTCTTTTCTGCATATATTGCATTTCAGATATCGTAATTGTTTTTTCAGCACCAGTAACAATACCATTGTTCTTTATTCTCATAAAGATTGATGGTAAAGCTTCAGAATAAGCCGCCCAAATTAACATTGGTTGTGCAAAATAAGTCAAGAAATTATAGTTGGTATCTGTCAAAGTACTACCTGATACTTCCAAACAAAGTTGCTTGTAGTATTTAGCACCAATAATATATTCAAGTTTTGTCTGTTGAACCACTTGAATAAATGGTAATAGAACCGATGTTGTTACGTTCGGATCTATATCAGTGAAGTTTTTTAACTTATTCTCACTGATCAATAAAATATTCTGTGGGACTAAACCTGGACTACTCATTTGGATTATTTGTTATGTTTTCTTGTTTATCTACATCTACAACTTCATCTTTATTGATGTCTATTGTTTCAACAGGTGCTGCATCAGGAACTGTAACCATATTAAATTGTTTGATATCAATCTCAGCAGGTGCAGTATCTCTCAACAATAATAGTTTCTCAAATACCTTCTTAATTTCAGTTTGGATAGGCTTAATAACCAAATTATGGAAGTGATCTTGTGCTTCCAAATGGTCAGGGGTTCCAAGTCCACCAGGTGTAATTATACCCAATAGTTCAGGTGATGATATTTGGTGTGATGTAAGTATAGCTTGTTGAACTGCTCCTGCCATCTCAATCCACATCTTATCTGATGAGTTTGGAGATATTTGGGTAACCTCAGGTGCTTGTTCTTTTGAATCAGCAAATGTAAGGAATAACTTACCAGGATTATTTGAACCACCATATTTAGCGGTCATTGCTTTATAAATTTCTTCTCTCTCCTCAGGGGCTGGTATACCAGTATTAAGGGAAACGAATAAACTTGGCATTAAGTTATTACAGATATTGTTATACCACCAATTATAGATTTCTACTTCAGTTGAAATAGCAGTTGCTCCACCCCAATAACCAGGTGTTGCATAATAATTGTTTCCACAACTATGTGTGGTATAATAAAATACTTGTGAATAATCTTCTTCATTTGAAGGATTGAAAGCTGCAATCTTTCTTGGAATAAATTTCTTAGGGAAAGCCCAATCAGCTGAGTAATAATAATTGTTTACTCTATCGTACATATCACTCTTCTCAGCTCTCAATTTAGATGCATCCATATAGTACATCTCAAATCCTTGAGTTCTATCTTTCCTCCAAACAATGTTAAGTGCAAATGCACCATATAAAATGAAATCAAGAGCACATTTTGACCACAAGTCATAAACTGGTTCTCCCAAACTATTAGCCATAACTAATCTTTGACTTTCACCACTCTTCAATAAAATTTCTTCACCTCTAACACCATACCATTTTGATTGAATTGACGCTCTATGTGTTGGGGAAGAATTATATAATCTAATAAGTTCTTGTGGAGCTAAGTTGGCAACACCATAATATACCCAAGGTGATCTTGTATTTACAATCAAGTTTTCTTCTATGATTGGAACTCTCGCAGTTGCGAAGTCAAACACCCTCAATATATCGTTATTTTTGTCTTGTTCCATATTCATAAATATACTTTTTGTATCGATTTAATATATATCTTGATTTTGACTTTTATCAATACTTGGTATTGAAATAACTAAACATTTGACCCATCTCTGAATCACTTAATTTTCTATTAAAGAAAGATTGTTCTGTATTAAGATCAATACCTCCACCATACATCAAGTTCATAATTACACTTGTAAATGGTGTTATAAATGTTCCGGCAACACTAGTTTGACCTATTATAGATCCATTTTGCCAAGTTTCTAAATAAACATTACCTGACTCTTCCCAAGCTCTAATTGCAATAGCAGTCCAAGCAGAATAAGTTATATCTATATCTACATTTATTTGACCTGCAGATGTGTCTACAAATGATCTCCAAGTATTTGGAATATTAGCCGTGTTTATAAATCCTAACCTATTTGATGAAGGACTACTACTCATAATGAAAATATTACCACCAAGTTGTGAAACAAAATCATCATATACATATCCAAACCAAGTTATTCCACTATAATTTTGATCATATAGTGCATTATAGCCTTGTAATGGATTAATAAACTCTTGAGCTGTTCCACTAACACTCAAATAACCAGTAGGGTTGTAGAATGGACCTGTACTACCAAAGAATTGACTAAAGTTTACACCATTAATTTTATCTACAGCTATTTGAATATTATTTGAGAAAGGTGAAATTGTTATAGTTGACGCGTCAGTGAAATCAACCCACCATAATGCATCTAAAGTAGATGGACTTGGACAAGGTCCAATATCAGTTGTTGCACCAAATCCAGATGTTCTCACTACACTATTTTGTTGAGCACAAATAATTATAGATCCACCATTAAATGTTGTTGAAGAGAATACTCCATTACAATCTGTAAAAGTATATGTTGTTGGACCAAAGAAAGAAGATAATTGATACTCTCTACAAACTATAGTACTTGTAGGACTAGGTGTTGGTGTACTTGTAGGTGTTCCTGTAGGTGTTTCTGTAGGTGTTATCGAAGGTGTTGGTGTTAATGTAGGTGTTACACTTGGTGTTGGCGTATTGGTTGGTGTATTTGAAGGGGTTACAGATGGAATACATATTGTCTCATCATCTGAAACATATATAACTTGAGCAAAGTTTTCATCATCAGAAATATAAGGTTCAAAATAACACTCTTCTAGATTGTCATTACC